ATGAATAGGTATTTAACCCAGTCATTCTTGTCGTACAACTCCCGACTGAATGCTTTGCTCACAACGTCTGTTTAGGTCCTAAGAGCTTTAATGCTCGGAGTAGGTCTGTAGGTGTGCAAAATAGTACGTCGCACATGATTGGCAGTAATCCCATATTAGGGATGTTTTCGTGTGCAAAGTAGCGGTGAAGGTTGCCTCGGTTGATTCCAATGGCGTCTGCGATTGCTTGATACGTTGGGAGACCCATTTCTGCGCCTCGAGCGAGTAGCCATTCGCCGCCAGTCTTTTGCTTAGCCACGTCGCACCTCGATGTTGAGATCACGTGCGGTTTGTGAGGCGATTGGTGCGCCCGGGAATTGGTCTGCAGACTCTGTGCGGGTGAATCCCTGCACTTGGTAGCCACACAGCACTAATACGCCACCAACAATGAGTAGCAAGTATGACTGGGTGAGTGATGCTTTCTCAGCTGTGAAAGCGCAGACTGTAAGTAATGTCCAGCCTAGGATTCTTGATAGTTTCAACATGTTATGCCTTTCGTCTGTAAGCGGGGTTGCTCACATGCACAACATTACGCCTCATTAGCAACATGTCAAGTATTTATCTAAATAAAGATGAAGCGCCTACAACAAGGCCAATAACTAATGCGCCTACAGTGCGAACAATCCACTCGGAACGGGACTCAAGTCTGCTTACACGATCGTCCAGGTGTCTACGCTCCGCAGTGTATGTTTCTCGTCTAACAAATTCTTCCTGCACACGGATAGGAATGTCTTTGACATCCTGCGCTAATTCGTCGAGCCTGCGCATAATTTCGGTTAGTGTGGGTTCATTTTGAGACATAGCCACGGCCGTAACTTGTGTCTTTGGGGTTCAGGTAGTTGTAGATAACCATGAGCGCAGTCCCCGCTCCGGCATACAAAGCCGCTTTCAATGATGACTCTGAGTAGTTTCCTGCGGTCAGGATGGCTCCGATAAACGTGATGAGAAATGTTCGTGCGATTGTTCCTGCAGCTGCTGAAAGTTGCTGTAATTGGCTGTGACTCATTTCTTGGCTACTTTCTTTGCTGGTGGCTTGGTGGCTAGGACTAGTTCTGGGTTTAGTGTGTCGTTGTTGTAGAGGAATGGGCTAGTACGCATTTCTAGGTGCAGGTGTGGGGCCTTGGTGTTGCCAGTCATACCCACATAGCCGATTATGTCTCCAGCCTCAACTTTGCCCTTACCAATAATGTCGAGGTTTATGTGCGATAGGTGACAGTAGGCGGTGTGCACAGTCCCGTATTTGAGGCCTTCGGTTCTGATAATTACATGGATTCCGTAGGCGATCCCCCAGCCACCTATGCGACTGGCGTGCACGACTTCGCCACCTGCGACTGCATAAACAATGTCGCCCGGTTGCCCTGCATAGTCGGTGCCTGTGTGCTTTCCTGCAGCCCATGTTGAGCCCGGTGTGCCATAGGCGCACGTTACTATGCTTGTCTTGGTTGGTTTGTGGAATCCCATAAGTAAATCCTAACTAGATGCTGTCGTTTTGTGGTGCTAGTCCGAGTGTGACGTCAAAGGTTCCTCGCCCAAGCTGGAGCGTAAAGTTTTCGACAAAGTATGTGGCGGTGCCTGAACCGATTGGCGATGGAATTGGCATGGTTATTTTGGTTCCACAAAATACGGTTGCTAGTGATGTGCGTATTGTGTTGGTGAGCGCAGGGTTGTGTAGGCTGATACGTACAGCATCGGGACGCCATACTGGGGACTTGAATCCCGAAATAAATGTTTGGGCTAACGTGAGAGCTGCGGAAGCATCATGCAATCGTGTATCTCTACTGCCTGAGCGTTTGCCAAATTTGCCGATTGAGGTGCTGTCGCTGGCGGTCTGGTCTGTGCCAGTTCGAATAATGGTGATGTCGTTACCAATTGCAGTGATGGATTTCGTGAACGTCAAGTCTGAGTTGATGTAGTCGCTTGTCAGTGTGATAGTAGTACGGTTTTGGCGGTCTACTCGTCGATCATAATAAATGTCCCCATTTGATCGTTCATAGAATACGCCACCTGCACTGTTGGCTGTGTAGCGAATAACATCACCCAGATTGTCGGTCTCGCTGGGGGCTACAGGATCAAGGACTGCGCCACCGGTCTGCGGCATCGTTGTTGAGTCGTAATTGATTGTCCCACGGTTTGTTAATTGCCAATCCGACATCATTTGAAGAATTTGGGCGCCAGCATAATCTAGGTCGTAACTCACTGTTGGTGTGCAGGTGTTCCAGTCGATTGTGGCAATATGCGCAATGGCTGTAATGGAATAGGTAGGGGTGCCCGTCCCGTTATTAAAGTTGCGGTACGAAAATGTGATGTCTGTGATTAATCCATAAAATACTGTTACAGCGAGGACGGACTCGTACAGTTTTATTGGATCACCAATGGTGGGAACCGTAAAGCCTGTAGAATCGGTCACGGTTAATTGTGCAGTCAGCACTCGAGGTGTCGGCTGGCTCATCACATCGTAACGGCCACCGTAAATGCTTACAGAATCAATTTCGGCATAATTGGCAAGATTGTCAGTGAGCGTATCCAAAGTAAATGAAGGCGTGTAAGTTGTCATGCTGACCAGACTGTGCGTGAAGTAGATACGGCCCCAGTGCGGATGCTGGACTTCTGTAGCAGTTGCTCGATGCTGCGTCGAGCTGACTCGGCGTCCACAATTCCATTTAGGTTAATGATTGTTGTGCCTTTGCCAGACATGCTGTAAGAACTGGGTTTGATATTTCTGTTAGGTGTAACAAATCTTTCGGATGGAACAACAGGTGCCCTAGTTGATGCAGGTGCTGGGCCTGTGCCATAGTTACCCGGGTCAGCACCTGTAAGTGTTCCAATAAGTGCTCCCCACTTTCGCCACCAACGTTTACTACCTGCGATTGCGTTGGTCACTGCACTAATTGCGTTTGCTACCGTCGTGAGTGCGCCAGCCATTTGCTCAAGAACGGAAATTCCATTAGTTGCTGGTTGTCCGCTTAATGACGTAAATAGGCCTTGAAATGACAAAGTCATGTTTTTAATTGCAATTCCGAGTTTCGCTGCAGGCGAATTCTTGTCTTTGGCGATGCCATCGAATCCTGCTTTGACTTGACTAAGGAATGGAATGAGGTTTGTCTTAATGTACTTAAGTAGTTGTCCTAGTTTAGGCAAAATCTTGTAGCCCACTGATTCTTGGAAGTTTTGCCATGCAATACTCAGGCCATCAACAGCACCTTGATATGTGCCTGCAGCTGCTTTACCCGAACCACCAGTTTTCTTTGCCAATGTTCCTAGCAGTTGGTCAAAACTCATTGTCTTTAACTTGGTTTTATCAATACCCAAACCCAGTTTGCCCAGTGCCGTATTCGATCCTAAATAGGCTTTGGAGAGCGCAGTAACAACTGTGTCCAATGACTTTCCGGACAATGCGCTGACGTCGATGGCCGTGCGGATAATCTTTTGAGACTTACTAACGGACTTGGTTGCGACAACTAACTTGCCAAATGCTGGGCGCAACTTATCGTCGATAATGTTGTACTGCGACTCAAGTGCACTAATGGTCTTTTCAGAATCTTTAATAAGTCCCTTGCGGTTCTTAGCATTGTTCTTGATGGTCTTGGCAAGTAGCACCTGGGACTTCTGGTCCTCAAGCGCAGCAGTGATCGCAGACTTACCAAACAACAGCGCAGCTGCACCCATAGCGGCAAATGATGCAGCAACAGCAGTGCCGATAACTTTGGCTGTATTCTTAAACATTTTCATGCGACGTTCAGCTGCACTTAACGACTTTCCAAAACCTTTAGTATCAGCCTTGAGACCAACATAAAGTGAACGACCTAAACCACTAGCAGCCATAACTATCCCCTATTCCATTTTGTGACAATGGATTCGACAGCAGTATCCCAAGCATCAAATGCTTTTGGTGTGTAGTCACGTGCCGCAATGTCAGGCCAGCCCGGGCGCACATTCTCGGCCCAAGTCTGTATTTTGTCTGCCCGTTGTCCACGGCCACCAGTGCGGTACGGTCCCACAATGGTTCCGTAACGAATCTGGATACCTGATGCGCCACCCGAAAATCGTTTACGGCGTGAACCGATAGCGACCTTTGGAACACGATCACGTGACACCCTAATATCTTTAATAAGTTTGTCGGCGTATGGCCCGGCATGGCTACGTATGGCCCGTTCAACAGATGGTTTCACAATGTCCGAAGCAATCTGTTTTGCCATAGTTCTTAATTCATTGTTGGCTTCTTTGGGTAATCCCTTGAGAGCACGGAGAAGCGCATAGTAAGAGTCAGGTTCAACATACAGGCTTGGTTTGTTACCCATGTCATTGCTCCTGCAATAGTTCGTTAAGTGTTGCTATGTCTTTCCAGTCGAGCTCATCCCAGTCAAGCCGGACAACCCCACGACAAGCGAATATTAGACGCTGTCGCTGAAGGCTTCCGGCTGGGTGGGGTCCGAGTCATCATCACTAAAATCATCGATGCTGTCCAAACTATCCACCCAAATATCAAATGGTACTTGTGTGCCTTGCCTTGCTAGTGCTGCCCATGTGAGTACGGCCAAATCCTCAAGGCCGATACGCAAGTTTTCGCCTTGCCACAGATCACTAAATTTCTGT